ACCTCAAGCTCGACCTCGCCGCCACCGACGAGGATGCGCTGCTGAGCGGCTACCTGGCAGCGGCGCTGGGCCTGTTCCGCACCGAAAGCAAGCGCCGCTGGCCCGCCGTGGGTGAGCCGGCGCTTGCCTCGGCCAGCGACCCTGCCACCGTGCCGCCCGCGCTCGTGTTTGTACGCTACGCCGACCCGGCCGTGCTCAGCCCTGACGAGCAGGCGATGGCCGACCAGTATCTGCTGCTCACGGTAGGCCACTGGTACGAAAACCGGCAGACGGTCATCGTGGGCGTGAACGTGAGCGAGGTGCCAGCTACGGCGAAAATGCTCATGAATATCCTACGAGAGCCCACGCTATGAACATCGGCCAGCTCGACCGCCAGGTAACGCTTCAGGCCCCGCCCGCTGCGCCGCAAGACCGTTTCGGTGCGACACCCTCGGCCAGCTTTACCGACGTGGCCACCGTGGCGGCGGGCGTGAAGTACGCCGCTGGCGGCGAGGCGCTCACGGCTGACCAAAACACCGCTACCCAGCGCATCACCTTCACCATCCGCTACCGGGCCGACGTGCGGCCCACCTGGCGACTGGCCTACCAGGGTCGCACTTTCCAGATTACCGACGTGGCCGAAATCGGCCGGCGGCGGGGTACCATCCTTACCTGCTACTCGCATGGGTAAAAATCTCTCCTTCACCGGCATCGCAGAGCTGGGCCAGGTGCTGGACGCCCTGTCCGGCGACAAGCGGCTCAGCGGTAAGGTGGTGCGCAGCATCCTCGGTAAGGCGGCCAAGCCCATCATCGCCGACGCCCAGGCGCGGGTTTCGAAAGAGAGCGGTGACCTGAAAAAGTCCATCGGCACCATCCCTGGCCGGGGCGCGGGAAAGGGCGAGCAGGTCTACATCGGCCCCCGCCGCGGCGGCCGGTTCAAAGGCTATGCTGGGCACCTGGTGGAGTACGGCACGGCCCCGCACATTATTAAGGCCAAGGCCGCTGGTGGGCACCTGCACCTACGGGGCAACGTGTTTGCCGAGCAGGTGCAGCACCCTGGTGCCGCGGCCAAGCCCTTCATGCGGCCAGCCTACGATGCGAAGAAAGATGACGCCGTTGGCATCATCAAAGACGAGTGCAAAGCCATTATTCTCGACGAGTTTAAATCTGTTTTTAAATGAAAAACCTACTCGCATTTACCGCCTTTCTGGTTATCGGCTATGGCTTGGGCAGCCGCCGCGCCCGCAAAGCTGGGCCTGTTGAAGTGATGAGCATAGAGGTGAAGGTTGATGCGAAAAAGGCATTGGCCACCCTCAAAACTCTGGAGGCTCAGACTGTGCGCCTCATTTGTCGAGGCCAGGAACTACTACCTGTTTTGCGTACGGATGGAATGCAGGAGATGGTTGCTGGCTGTCGCAGAGAAGACCGTGAAGCGCCTGCTGCACTCTGCCAGGCAGACATCGTTGCGCTCCAATCCCGGCGAGATGCTGGAGAGGACCTGAGTGATACTGAACGCGAAATACTTTATCAGTACACTAAAACCAGCTAGTTGTGGAAGCCGGCCAGCTCATCTTCAGCCTGCTCAGCCAGGCCCCGGCCGTGGCGGCCCTGCTGACCGCGCCCGACGGGCAGGTGAAGGTGTACCCGGTCGTAGCTCCGCAAACTACCGCCCGACCCTACGTCACCTACCAGCTCATCAGCAGCGGCCCGGCGGCGGGCAGCTCGGCCGCGTGCCGGCTGGGCGACGTGGGCCGGGTGCAGCTGAGCCTCTTTTCCAAAGACCTCACCGACTACGCCCTGCTGGCCGAGCTCACCGCCGCGCTGCGCGCCGTGCTCGACTACGCCGAGCCCGAGCCGGGCATCTACTTCACGCTCGACAACCAGCAGGACCACCACGATGAGCGGGCGCTGTGCCTGTTCCGCAGCCTCGATTACGTGGTTGAATTGCCCTAACTCTCACTCACCTTTTTTCTGCAAAAACAATGGCTCTCAACAAAATCAACGGCAGGGATATTGGCCTGGCCGTGCAAAAAACGGTCGCCGCCGCGCTCAAGTACGTGCTCGTCGGCTGTATTACCGACTCCACCTTCGACGTAGATACCGAGGCCGATGAGGCCAGCTGCGTGGCCAGCGGCCAGTTCAAGGAATTCATCGGCGGGCAAACCGGCTGGACGCTCGGCGGCACGCTCAACGTGCGCCAGGCTACCAACGACGCCAGCGGCCCCGGCGCGACCGACGCCGACAACAACGTGACGGCCGAGAACCTGCTCGACCTGCAACTGGCCAACACGCCCGTGCAGGTGCGCTACCAAATCGGCTCGGCTACCGGCAGCGCGTGGTACTCGGGCCTGGCCCTCATCACCAAGTCCAGCTTCAAGGGCCAGCTCAAGGGCGTGGCCACCTACGCCATCAGCCTGCAAGGCACTGGCCCGCTGGCCAAAACGCTGGCCCCCTAGTTTTTCTGCGGTCCATGTCCAGAAAACCCGCCCGGCTTCCGTGGCGGGCTTTTTGGGCGAAACTCATTCCCTTTTTTCTGCACAAGATGGAAGCTACCACCATTCCCAACCCCGCCCGCGGCGAAATCACGCTACTCATCGCTGGCCAACCGCACAAGCTGCGCTTCAGCTTGCGCGTGCTGCACGACTACACCACCCGCACCGGCTGCAAGTTGCTCGATATGGGTACCCGCCTCACCGATGACTTTCTGGGCACGGTGGGAGAACTCGTGGCCAGCGCCGTGCGCTGCGCCCCTGCATCCCCGGCCGGCTTTGGCGTGGGTGAGGCACTAGACCTCGTAGAAGGCCTCGACGATGCTCAAACCAATGAGCTGATGCACGTTATCATGCAAGCCGTGCGCGTGGACCAGGCCCCTTTGTTCCAGGCGCTGATAGCTCAGGCTCCGCAGCCAGCGCCGACGAGCGAGGAGACGAATGGGGACAACACCTCGACTTCGCCCTCGGCGAGCTAAGCCTGCGGCCAGCCGAATTCTGGGAGCTGACGCTTACCGAGTTCGACCGGTTATGCCGTGGCTACCACCGCCGCCAAAACGAGGCCTGGCGGCGCACGCGCTGGCTGGGCACCATCCTGCTCAACGTCAACCGTGCCCCCAACACGCCCGCCATCGCGCCCGAGGAGGTATTCCTGCTGCCCGGCGACCCGCCCCCGGCCCCGCCGATGAGCGAGACCGAACTCGACGAAACGCTGGCCCGCCTGGCCGAATTTGATACCCTTCTTTCTGCTGTCTAAATGGCTGATATTCTTGCTTCCGTCTCCGTTGTCTTAGGTGCCGAAATCAGCGGCTTCCGCGCCGCGATGGCCAACGCCCGCAAGGAACTCAGCGGGCTCGTCAAGTTCAGCGAGGGCCTCAAGGACATCGGCACCAGCCTCACGCAGTACGTCACCTTACCGCTGGCCGCTTTCGGGGCGGCCGCCGTGGCGGCCAGCGGTAAAATCGAGAGCCTCAAAAAGGGGCTTGAAGCCATCACGCTGCAAGAGCTGGGCAAGCAGGGCGTGACGGGGCTGACAGCCGTGCGCGCCGCGGCCGAGCAGACCACGGCGCGCATGGCCCAGCTGCAAGAAATTGCCAAGCTGCCAGGCCTCGGCTTCGAAGGGGCCGTGACCGGTGACGTACGCCTGCGCGCAGTGGGCATCACGGCCGAGCAGTCGGCCAAAAGCATCCGCGCCTTCGCCAATGCCATCGCCACTACCGGCGGCGGCAAAAGCGAGTTCGACCGCGTGACGGTGCAGCTGGCCCAGCTCAGCGCCAAGGGCAAGGTGCTGGCCCAGGACCTGCGGCCCATCATCGAAGCGGCCCCGGCGGTCAGCGGCGCGCTCCAGCGCCTCTACGGCACGGTAGATAGTGAAACCATCAGCGCCAGCCTGGCCAAGCAGGGCAAGAGCAGCACCGACTTTATCGCCGTGCTCACCGACGAGCTGGCCAAGCTGCCGGGCGTCACGGGCGGGCTGAAAAACCAGCTGGAAAACTTCGTCGATACCGGCACGCTGGCGCTGGCCAAGTTCGGCGACGGCATCAGCCAGGCCCTCAACCTGCCGGGCGTGCTGGCGGGCCTGAGCAACTTCGTGGAGCGCGCCGCCAATGCCTTCGCCAGCTTGTCGCCAGGCGTGAAAACGCTTGTGGTAGCCTTGGGTGGCATCGCCGCCGCTACTGGCCCGGTGCTCGTGGCGGTGGGCACGCTGGGCGCGGCGCTGCCCGCTATTTCAGCTGGCTTCAGCGTGCTGGGTCTCAGTTCGCTGGCGGCCCTCGGGCCACTATTGCCTGCTGCGGCTGCCGTGGCGGGGGCCGCCTACCTCATCTACGAGAATTGGGCTGACCTTACCGCCTACTTCACCTCGGGCGAGGGCGCGACGCTGTTCAGCAACTTGGCCGAGTCGGCCAGCTCGGCCGCCGCCACCATCGGCGAAGCGTTCAGCACCATCAGCGCCAACGCCGGCAACAACCTGGGCACCATGGTATCGGCCTCGAGCATCTTCCGGGCCGCGTTCCGGGACGTGACGGTGGGCGTGACGTCGGTGCTGAACGTGTTCAGCGGTACCATCAGCGCCATCACCAACCTGCTGACGGGCGAGTTCAGCCAGGCCGCCGCCGGGGCCAGCCAGGCCTTCTACGGCCTCATCGACCCCCTCGCCAACCTGCTGGGCTTCACCGTGCGGGTGCAGGAGGCCAACCCCATTCTGGTCCTGAGCCGGCACGCCACGGAATTCAACGCCGTGTTTCCGCAGCTGCGCGCCAACCTCGACGCGCTCAACAACGTGCAGCTCGGTGGGCTGGCTGCGCAGACGGCTGCGGCGGCCAAGCAAATTGGGTTGCTGGCGGCGCTGGAGGCTAAGCTGAAGGACGCCAAGGAAGCCAAGCCGAACCTGACTACTGAGACGGAGATTGCAGCCAGCAACCAGCTTATTGCCAGCCTGGAAGAGCAAATCAAGCGGCTCAACGCGCTGGGCATCGCCTCGAAGGAAATGCAGAAAGCGCTCGCCGATGTGCAGAAAAGTCTGCGCACGGTGGCCAACGAAAGCCTGGCCTTGGGCGACCAGTACGAGTACCTCAAGAACCGCCAGAGCGCTACGGAGTCTGGCATTAAAAAGCTTATCTCCGCTGGCTTCTCGCCAGCCAGTAGCGCCGTGCGTACGCTCGTGGCAGACCTGCGCAACCTCAACACCACGCTGGGCGATAACACCCTGCTGAGCGGGCGGACAGTAAAGAGCAGCGAGAAGCTGTTCGAGACGCCGGAGTTTAAGGTGAATGTGCCCAAGCTGGCCCTACCTCAAACTGTGGCAAAGTTCGATGTTAAGTTTGACGATATAGCGGCCCCGGCCTTGCCTGACTACAAGAACATCTTTAGCACTGCTGCTCAAAATATTGCAGCGGGCAGTGGGGAGCTACGCGCTGCTTTTATACCCGTTACGCAGGCGCAGCTTGACTTCAACACAAGAATGGGGGAACTGGCCGACAACCTAAGCAGCGCTATCGGGCCGTTGTTTGCCAGTTTTGCGGCCCAGGCGGGGGAAGCATTCGGCAGCTTTGCTACCGGGGCGGCTTCATTTGGCGACGCCATGCAGGGCTTATTTGGTGGAATACTGCAAGCGCTTGGTGGCTTCATGTCGC